CCCTTAAACAGTTTTACTTTGGCACCGGGAAGAGCTTGAACAAGCCGAGGTTGTTCGTCTTCGGATGAACAATCCCACACCGTACCCCTACCGAGATATAATCCCGGCGTAGGTTCAAGATGTTTCTCCTCTTGAACCGCCCCTAGCCCCTTCAACGAGAATTGGTCTCGGTTCAAAAACCCGATAGGCAACCACAAACGCTTGCCCCCCGGACGATAGATCTTTACGATCTCCGCAGGATCCCTCAAGACCCGACCATCCCGAAGGATGGAAGGTTTAAGGAATCTACGGGTGTTGGCTAAAGAAAGACGCAAAAGCCTAGCCTGCTTCCGCCTTGACTTTATATTGGCGGCTCTAAAAGAAGGTGCCAAGCGCACAGCTTCTTCGTAACGAGCCCTAGCCAACGCCTCGTCCGAGGCTTCGCCGTGTTCCCAAGCCAAGGCCAGGAACAACGGACCGATCTCCCTCTGAACGGTTAACATCTCTTCTGTCGGTTCTTCGATACGACGACACTCCCAGCCCTCAGGAATCCGAAGATTCGAAGAGGCCTTAGGAGAAATCGGTAGCGGGTCCTCTTTAGGAAAAGAGAGATAAAAACACTCTCTCCTCCAAAGATTACACGCCATGAGGGATTGATAAGGCATGGCCATATCAAGACCTCTCGTAACGCTGCGTCTCGAAGCAACAACGTACTTCGTGTTAAGACGAAGAAAGTGGGTCCCAAGAACCACTCTCTTCCTCTTCGAGCAAGGATAATCTTGGAGAACCCTCTGCCATCTTCCCCGCAGAGAGTAAACACCATCCTCGACATCCTTAAACCCGAACGCAGTTGAGCGGATAGACGGTACAAGTTTAACAGAAGAACCCCTAGCAGCGAACAGCTTAGAGTTCAACGAAAAATAAGTACTGTGGACCATGGTCTTCCCCCTACTGAGCACAAGACCTGATCCCTTCACCCCGCTCATCCACCTATCTGCTGTCTCCTTGCTAGCACGGAAGACAATATCGTCACCGTTAATCTTCACAGGAATCTCCCCCCGGCGGGATTTTGTGTAGAAACGGAAAGCTAAATAATTGACGATACAGAGCAGTGGAAATGACAGAAGATTTCCCATAAGTTGTCCACGCTTCTGCAAGTATTCCTTCCCCCCAAAAGAAAGGACACCCTCCTGACTTGCAGAAGCCAGGTCCCGAATACCCTGAGGTACCCAAGAGGCATTGTCAAGCAGGGACGAAAGAATGGCTTTCTGGACCTCCATAGAGAGGTTATCAGTCGCCGACTCATAGTCCCCGCTAACAAATACCTGACCTGGCACACGGGTGAAATCACGAAATGATTTCACCTTGGCTTCGCCTCGAAGCAACCAATCGAAGCGGGACAACCGGTTGTAGATAGCTGTATTGAGAGGTTTAAGAAGAGACATACGGCAGTCAGCGGAGGACACGATCCTCCACTTCCCTCCAGTCTCAACAGCAGCCAGACGAGACGGCAGCAGGGCCGGTTCCGTCTCACTGGTTAGCACTCTCTCTACGTACTTCGCATGACTATTCCACGAAATATCAGACGAAAGTACATACTTTCTACAACCCCCCTTAGACCGACTTGACTGAGCACACGAGCTCCTAGTCAAACAGGAGGACAACGCAGCATTGGGATAGAGTTCACTATCCCATCCTGGCGGGAACATCTTTCCGACCTCGCGACGAGCGAACTCGACGAAGTCAGGGTCACTAGATGCTCCTTCGCGACTCATACGAATCGCGTAATCCTCCACATCCGGCTTCTGGGAAGACAATGTTTTCCGGAAGAGGAATAGTGACATCGCGATGGACATTCGAGTATCACTCGAAAGAACACCGATGGAACGACGCCACGGATGATC